AAAACATTGTTAAAAGCAAATTGTGGTTTAACAATGCTTCAGTAATTGCAACAGAATTAACTGACAATGAAGCTACTCTGTACACAAACGTGCCGCATCAATTTAGTGTTGGGCAAACAGTTACTATTACTCATTGCGGTTCTACATTTAATGGTTCAGAAACTATAACTGATACAACGCTATACACAATTACTTACGCGCAAGTGGCAGCAGATCAAATTAAGTTTGAATTACAACCTTTTGGCACAATTCAAGGGGCAATTACGTATCATAATTATGCTACATTACCTGAAGTTAATTTAGCATCGCTTATGGTCGCTGTTGATATTTGGCAGGCTCGCCAAGCTTCTAACGCTGGCGGCATTTCACCAGACTTTCAACCTTCGCCGTATCGCATGGGCAATACCTTAATGGCACGTGTTCGCGGTTTACTTGCGGATCACTTAGCACCGGGCGGTCAAGTAGGATAATGTCAGCAATCTCTACCCTACGAGGAACAATCGCGGCTGCGCTAACTGATGACACGGCGTGGCAGGTGTTTTCCTTCCCACCTGCCACACCGCTTGCTAATAGCGTTGTGGTGCAACCGGATGACCCATACATTGAGCCAAGCAACGACCATTACAAGACAGTTAAGCCTAAGGTCAATTTCAAGCTCATAGTGCTAACCCCTATGTTTGATAACCAAGGCAACCTAATCAACATTGAAGATTATTACCTGAATATAGTAAACAAGCTGGAAGCATCATCAATTGCATACTCAATTGGAACTTTCAGCGCCCCGGCGGTCTTAACCGGAACAGCAGGCGATCTGCTATCCGGTGAAGTATCAATCAGCGTTCTATCCGATTGGAGCTAAAACATGGCTGATGTAGACAAAGAACGCGAGGCTTTCCTTGCCAAAATTGGCCAGGTTGAGCTAAGCGAAAAAGCACCAAAACCAACAACTAAGAAAGACGAGGAATAAGCTAACATGGCTGTATTTTTGAACAATACTGTTGGTCTAAAGATTAACGCGATTGATCTTAGCGACCACGTAACTTCAGTAACTCTTAACTACGCTGCTGACGAATTAGAAGTAACAGCGATGGGAGATACTGCACACAAGTTTGTTAAAGGCTTGGAATCAGGAACTCTAACTGTTTCCTTGCTAAACGACACAGCAACATCAAACGTATTGCAGACACTCAATGCCGCATTTGGCACAACTGTGGCTGTGAAGATGGTGCAGGCTAAAGTGCCAGCAGTATCTGCAACAAATCCGTTGTACACATTTGATATTCTTGTAAACAATCTAACACCTATTGCAGGTGCAGTTGGCGATATTGGAAGTCAAGAACTATCCTTTACGCTAAACTCGGCTGTAACAGTAGCAACCACAGGCACGTTCTAATTTAACAAAGGGGCAAAGATGGCAAGTCTTAAAGTTGTAAGGGCAGATGGCACGGAAAGTATCCATGAGATAACACCTGCTGTTGAATATGCTTTTGAGCAATATGCTAAGAAAGGCTTTTACAAGGCTTTCAGAGAAGATCAAAAGCAAAGCGACATCTATTGGCTTGCTTGGGAGTGTTTGCGTAGAGCAGATGCTCCAGAGGTTTATCCATTTGGGGATAAGTTTCTGAGCACTTTAAAGGCTGTTGAAGTTCTTGGTGATGATTCCCCAAATGGTTAACGCGTGATTCCTATACGTACAGAATAGCCCAGCTATCTGTACATACAGGGATTGCGCCTAGTGAGTTTGTTAATATGGATAGAGGTATGTTGAACGCTATCCAAGAGGTTTTGAAGAAACAAGCGGAAGATAGGAAAAATGCCAGTAGAGGTCGCAGGGGTAATAGAGGCTAGGAAGATACTGCGTAAACTAGCTCCACAAACCTTAAAGGCATATGACAAAGAAATTGCTGCGCCGTTAAAAGAAATAACTTCAGCAGCTCGTAGCAACGTGCCTGGCACAATTGGCAATCTAAGAAACTTTGATTACCCAGGATATGAACGCAAAAGCCGAACAGGCCGTGAGCGCGCTTTTCCAAGCTTTGAGGCTAATGTAGTAAGACGTGGCTTAACCTATTCTTTAGCGAAAGGGAAAGCTAATAGATCAGGTTGGGCATCATTAATATCTTTGCTAAACAAGTCGGCGGCTGGTGCAATTATTGAAACTGCTGGAAGGCAAAACCGATATGGAAGCTCGGATGCTAAATCTAATAACCCTAATGCAGGCAGAAACTTTATTGATAACATTGATACTGAACTAGGCCAATTAAAGCAAACAGGGCGCACAGCAAAGACACAAGGCCGTTTACTAGGCGCAAGTCTAGTAGATAACCAAGGCAAAGCTCAGGCAACAATTTTAAAGGTTTTAGATCAAGTAGCTGCTTCAGCTAATGCAGAAATAGCGAGGTTGTAAAAATGGCTATTCGTTTTCCCATAGTAACTACTTTTGATGATAAAGCAGTTGGTAAAGCCGACAAAGCATTTAGCGCATTAGGCAAGAAGTTTGCTGCCATTTTCTCAGTTGGCGCAGTTATTAAGTTTGGCAAAGATTCAGTTAAAGCATTTCAAGATGCAGAGAAAGAAGCCAACCTACTTAGAGCACAATTAGAATCAATTAACTTAGGTTTTGCTTCTCCATTTGTTAATCAATACATAGACAACCTTGCGCTGTTAAGCGGTATATCAGGCGGTGTATTAACAGATGCTTTTAATTCATTATCACAAGCAACTGAAGATGTAACTACTGCACAACGATTATTGAACACAGCACTAGATGTTGCAGCTGGCACAGGTAAAGATTTAAGAACTGTGACAAGTGCTTTACAACGTGCCTACCTTGGCGAAACAACTGCGCTTGCTAAATTAAGAATTGGCTACACAACAGCAGACCTAAAAGCTCGTGATTTTGATGAAGTGCTGGCAGAGCTGCAAGACAAGTTCCAAGGATCATCAGCTAAGGCTGCCGATACTCTTGCAGGCAAAATGGCTAGGCTCACAGAATCAGTTGAGCAAGCACAAGAAGCATTTGGTGAAGGATTAGTAAAAGGTCTACAAGATAGCCAAGTTGAGATTGACCAATTACAGAAAGATGTAATTGGACTAGGCGATGCGCTGGGATATGCAGCAGGTCAAGCAACAGGATTTTTTGCAAAAGCATTTCAAGACATCGTAAAAGACTTTGAAGAAAGTGATGGAGCATTTCAAACGTTTTTGCGTAGTTTAGTCAAATCAACTGCTGAAGTTACGCGTTTAGAAGAAGAAAGAGGCCGTGCTGGCCTACGCGCTCGCAATCGTATTCTTAAGGCTGAGCAAAGCATAACAAAGACCAAAAAAGAACAAGACAAGTTAGCAGACAAAGAAAAGAAAAACGCGCTTGCCATAGCCAAGGCCAAAGCTGTATTTGACATAGAAAAGATACAGATAGAAGCAGCGTTACAGGGTAAGATTACTGAAGAAGAACGAATACGCTTGCAATTGATGAAGGCTATTTTGGCTGAGGATGGCGCAACTGCCACAGCCCTTGCAGATAAGTTAAAAGAGATACAAAAGCAAACAACTGATCTTGCCACATCTTTGACTAACTTAAAAGCAGGAAACCCATTTGAGAAATGGGATGGATATTTTGAAGCTGCTAAAAACAATATCCAAGATTTGTTTGACACATTAGCTAAGCAACAAATGCTGCTCAATGAATTAATGTCTAGCATAGCCGTTAGCAGGGCAAGCGCCAATGCTAACGTTTTAGCAGCTAAAACAGATAAGGCTTCAACATTTAAGGAAGCTGCTGAGGCTTCAAGCGTATTTGCCGCATTGTCAAGTGAAGATGCAGCAGCAGCCGTAATAGCAGCAGCAGCAGCCGTTGCAGCAGCAACATCGCCGGAAGAAAAAGCAGCAGCCCAAGAGGCGGTAGATGCTGCCAATGCCTACGTTGATGCAACAAGCCTACTAACAGAAAGCCTTGCGGCAGCAGATTTAGCAGCAGCATTAGCAAGCCTTGAATTAGCCAATGAGTATCTAAATCAATCTATTGAAGCTGCAACTAGCCAAGGCATAATTCCTGAAACAACCATTAACGTAACTGTTGAAGGCAACGTTACAAGTGCTGAAGATTTGGCTGAGGTCATTACAGACATTCAGTACAATTATCAAAGGCGAGGCAAAAGCATTTTTTTAGGTAGCGTTGCAATATAATGCCAGCACCTACTCTGCGTGTTTTTGTTGACTTTGATAGCGATACCGCTTTTGAAATTAACCCTTTAATCTTAGGTAGCGCA